AAAAGGGTTATGAAAATTGAATACTCTATTGGTCTTGTAGTCACCGACATCGAAAAAGATATCGTTAATATCCACGATTAAATCACTCATACCTGCCAGTTCATATTTTTCACTGAAAAGTATTCTTTCAGGCCACATAGCACAACCTTCATCTATCTTTAATGAAAGATATGAGTCAATAACCTTTTGCTCAAACTGACCTTCTTCATTGTCTTTTGGATAATACCATTTATTTGCCAACAGATATTTCTCCATGATATTGTGAACCTTTGTACCATATTCATTGGCTTCATCGTTTAACATCTGCCAATAATCCAATATTTGAGTTTGAGTCATACCAATATAACGTTCTTGTTTTACTGAATCCAACTGTTTAGTTATAGCCAAAGAAACCCCTTCAGCATCAAAATGAGGTTCAATTGATGACAAAGTGGTTGTAACAGATTTATAAATCTTACCTGTTACCCTATGGTGATATTTATGTTGTATTGGTTCTAGGTATACTGGACCTTCCCACATTTTAGCTTTACTCATGTAGCAAATATACTAATTTTTTTTATTAGGTGCAAGTATTTCTAGGCGTTGAGCATCTTTTAAGGTGTTTGCATACCTTAAAAGTGTTATTATTCCATTAGATTCAGCTACTAACGAGGATGAATTATTACAATTAAACCATTATAGTAATCTTCAACCATTATGTTCTAAGGTTAATCGTGATATTAAAAAATATTAATTATGTTTTAGTTTATACGCACTTTTAAGTAATTTAATAATACCAGCTCGACCAAATTTTTGATGTATGAGGCTAGGGTCGTAGATTTCATTTGGTATACATATTCTAATTTTCCCATATAAACGACCAAAGTCCAATAATTTATATAAAATTTCGGCATCTTCAGTAGCGTCTCCATCCAATAGAATAATTATTTTAGCGTTAGCCTTCTCGTGTAACTTATTAAGCAATATGGGTGACATAAATTTACCAAGAAGTGGTATTGAGTTTGGTACAACTATGTGGTCGGTAACACCTTCAACCAAATATATATTAGCATCCCAGTTTATTTTACCTTCATTGAAGATAACCAATTGCTTTTCAGCTTCTGGGTTAAGATATTTAATCTTATTGTATTGTTTATCAAACCATCTAGCTATGAAATAGTTTAAAATACCTTCCTCATCGTATGAAGGTATTATTATTCTATTGAAAAATTGACCAGTTACTGTATAACCTATATCATATCTCTTGATAATATCATCTGTGATGCCACGCTCATGTAAATAATCCATGGCTGCTTTATATTTAAAAGTTCTAGGGTTACATTCTGAAAGTTTTTGAAAACCTTCTGGTAACTTTAAACTAAAGTGTTCTCTATCTTCTTTACTTAGAAAAGCATCTGGTTTAAATAGTTTATAATCTCTTAAATTTTTTTCAGTACCATACTTTTTAACTAGTCTAACTACTGAACCACTCATATAATTGGTATCTTTACAGACCCAGCATTTAAATACGTTCTTCTCGTAATTGATTTCTAAATTACCCTTACCATCACCTTCAGGCATACCTTTATCAGCTGAACAAGCTGGGCAGTCAAAACTGATTTGCCCAGATTCTTCATTATGTTTTCTAACTGAACCTAAGAAACTTTCTAATATGTCTGAAATATACGCCACACGGCAAAGCTACGATTTAATTCGGTAATAAACAAATTAATCAAAATTACGTGGGTATTATCTTCAATTATAACAGTAAATCGTTTGAAATAACCACTATCTACTTTATCTAAAATTCCAAATTGTACCTTATATTGCATTTTAATTTGGTAATATGAGATTGGTGTAGTAAGTGAAGTACTATCTAGTTTTGTTTCTAAATTATCTCTAATGATTTTTAATAAATCTGTTGCTTCCATATATTAAATTTATAGTATAAACACCCATTTATAATTTCTACATGTTTTTTGAACACCAGTACAAACTTTTGAAATTTGATATTGTGGACAGTCAACATTTTTAGCTGCATCTGCTAAAGAATTGAATACTTCAATTAGTTCACCAGTTAATAAATATTTCGCAACTTTTTTCTTTTCCCTTAACTTGATTTTTGAATTAATGATTTCAATTTCACTTAATTTAACTCCAACAAATCTCCAAATGAATTTATTTGATGTTTTAGCTTTACCTAAACAAACAGCTGATATATTTTCAGCCTTAAACCCTAAAATTCTTTCTATTTCAGCCGCTGATTTCCATTCTTTAATAAAATTACCAACTAAATCATATTGATTTACTGGTTTACCTGTATGGTTATTATCAATTTTAATTTTACTAATCTTTTTACCAAAATAAATATCTCTATTGGGCGTTAAATTTGGTTTAGATATCTTTTGAATATTATAACCGTTTTCTTTTAAAAATGGTTTTTTTGTGTCAAACCATTTTTGCTCTAAATTTGTTAATTCTTCAGTTATTTGTTCTTTAGATTTGTTTTCAGTATTAATTGTCTCTAATATTGAAAATATAAAATTATCGATACCATATTTTTTAATTGCGTTTTTTAATATTAAATTACCTTTACCATATTTATGTTGTGCCCATCTACGTTCAACGTCTATTGATTGACCGATATATTCTTTATTATTAATTTTATTTACAACTGAATAAATACAACATATTGGTTGTTGACTTAATTTTCGCATGACTTTTTCTTCCATATTAATAAATATGTTGAATTATGAGAAAAGATGACTTTAGTTGTGTACTTTAGGTATCCATAATCCATTTTTGTTCATAAAACCAACTACTGCTGCAAAAGCATCAGCCATATCAAAATTTTCCTTCTTTAATTTATTCTTTTTATCGTAAAGCCAATCAATTTGTGGTTCAAGGTCTGATACCAACTCCCAAATAATCATTTTCTTATCGGCATCGTAATCATGAGCCCCGAATAATACTGGAGTGCTTTTGGCTATTTCCTTGTCAGTTCTAGCTGTTCCGTCTTTCTTAACGGTTCTAACTGCAACAAGTTCTGGGAATGCATATCTTCTTGAATCATTTGAAGATATAAAGTCAGGTACAACACCAATTGTTTCATAAACTGACCTAGCAACCATACCATTAAATCTCAATAGTGTTGCCACAGTGTAAACGTTATTGGATTGAAGAAGGGGTTCTTCAATAATAACTCTTGTAATGCCCATATCGGCATAATCATTTAAAAATTCTTTTTCAAAAATTCTAGCTTTTTCAAATAACTCTTCCATTTTTGAGGTTGGTTCAGGTTTAACCTTAGGAGTTACATGATGCAATAATTTTAAGTCACCTTTACCATTATTGTCTTCGAAAAGAGCAATACCAATGGTCTTGGTACTTACGTCTAAGCCTAAAATAAGCTTACTTTCTGTAGATTCTTCCATATTTTTTTAAACAATATAATATATGGTTTAAAAAAATCAAGCCTTAAACAGTAATCTTTATACCCAAAGCTAAAAATTCATTGACATTCTTAACCAAATGTCTATCTGGTTTTGCAATGGCTATAAGCGTACCGTCACCATCATATAGTCCTATTTCGCTAATTCTAGGTACATCACCTACACTAAATGTCTTATTGGTTGATGTTCCAAACTCACCTCTATTAGATATACATGTAATATTTTGAGCGATAGCAGTTGAAATACTATCGATGGTTACTACAGTAGCACTAGTAATAATACCTTCATTAATTATTCGTTGATTTGTTATAACTACAAATCCTTCGTCTAAATATGCTAAACCAACGGCAGTATCAGCAGTTTGTGTTAGGTTGCTATTTGTTTGTAAATTATATAATTGTTTACGATTTTGACTAAAAGGCTTAACGGTTCCAAAACCTGTTGCCCAACTCAAGGTAGAATCCCCGTTAGGCTTTTGAATACTATCTGAGAACATAACTGCAATATTTGTACCGAATTGATTTACATTACTAGATACATCATTATAGTTTGCATCTTCAACTAATAATGAATAGCCTAAATTCTGGAAAGAACTATAAAGTGTATATGTCGATGCAGTTGTTGTTACTTGAACCTTAACGACTTTACCATCTATGATTTCACCAAATTGTGAATTATCAATACCAATAATAAAGATATTACTTTGAGCTAATGCGCTAAACGCTGTATCTGAATAACCTTTTTGACTATATGTTAACCCTGTAAATCTAAAATCATCATTAGATGACAATGGTAACCCAAATGAATAATATAGATTAACCAATGAATCTGTATTTACGTTATTTCTATTAACGGTGTTCTGAGTAAGATTCGCACTAGTTAAGGTAATTTGGCCATTTGGTACAAGAGTTGTAGTTAAATTAATTGATGTTGGTTCAACTGGTTTATATGTAATACCAGTACTGTTTAGAATCAATTGACTTTTTATTGTAACATTTAATCCAACACTATTTGTTGTTGAGCCGTAAGGGCCAACAGAACCACCGTCAGTTGGTATTTGACCAACCATTAATGGTAATGCGGCGTTATAATTTGCATCTGAGTCACCAAGACTAAATGATTGCACTAAATTATTATTGGTTAGAACAAGTTTTTGTCTTCCAATTGGTGTTAATTTAGCTGTAAGAGTTGTAGTTATACCACTATTTAAATATCCCATGTTAAATGTTTGTTTTTATTAAAAATCCATCGATAATTCAAGCATTATTGTATTACCAGTTTCTAAAGCTACTGGTTGACTAAGTTTACCAATAACCACTAGATTTTGGTTTGAGTCATAAATCGCCACTTCGGTTGCTTTTATATTTGGTGGATTTGTTGATGCTTGTTGACTTCTACTTGGATTGGTTGTTAAAGTATAATCAGAAGAACTTATTCTAATATCGAAAAGTGTCTTAAAGATTGTAGCACCAATAAATGTTGTTAAATTACCATTAAAAAATCTTTCATCTCCAAATTGTAATATATCTGAATTACTGTTAGGGGCTAATCCAAGGCTTTGAGTTATATCAAACGTTGTTGCTGATATATCTACTAAGTTAGTTAAAACGAATCCGTTTGCTGTTGGTGATTGATTCTGAAGCAATACAGGGTCAATCGTTTTACCTGCAACCCCAGTTATTGCCGTACTAGTAAAATCGTAAGTTTTCCAGCTACCAGCATCTGGTCTTTGATTAGGGTCACTAACAATCTGATATACCAGTTTGAACTTATAAGCATAGAATCCTAATCCATCGTAACCAATACTTTCAATCTTTCTCATGTAAGGTAATAAATCTATATCACTTATAGTAAATGATACATCCTTCTTACTTGAAGAGTTATTGGTTACTTTGATGTATGATTGACAAGGTAATGTAGTTGTTAAGCCAGTACCTGTTGAATTTTCAAGGCTATATGTTAAATAAATTGTTTGATTAATATCTAAGATACCTGTAGATGTACCACCAGTTGGTGCCGATAAAAATGCTGATAAGGCTGGTAATGTCCAATTTCTATTTGATTTATATGACATAGCTGCAACGATTTCATCATTATCAATAACAACCATCTTAAGTTGCGGAAGTACTTTACCAACAATTTGTGGGTTAGTTCCAACATATGCTGGGTCTTCATAAAGGTCATAATACTCGATATCAGAAGTTCCAAGTGTTTGTGAAAGTCCACTAGCTATAAATGACATACCTTGTGTTTTACCAGAACCTGTGGCGTAATTAGCTCTATGATACATGAGTGTTGGTAGGTTTATTCCAACAGTCTTATTATTTATAGAATCAATATAAAAGAACTCACCATAAAGATTAGATATAGTATTGTTGGTATAATGCAATAAAGAAACTGATTTGCTTACGGTATCTGGGTAACTATAACCAGGTCCATTACATTCAGTTGGTAATGTCGCAGTCGTTGTAGAGCAAAGATATTCTAAATAAGGATTTTTGGTACCTAAATAATCAGAAGAACCAAATTTGGTATAATCCTCATAAAGATTTGTTGTTGATAGGCCTGTAATACCTGCAAGATTTTCACACCAAACATTATTCATATTCCATACCTTAACATCACCACACGTAATGTTGGTAGCTGAATCAAAAGATAAAGTACCGCTGTCCCAATAAGCTGTAGTTGTGTCATGACCATATATATCTGCTACTTCTCCACTATTATACGCAAATAAATACGAAAATCCTGGGGTATTTGATAGATTTGGTAAAGGTCTGTATACGGTAATTATATC